CCTTCATCATTGTACAGCGTTGAGACACCACGGACTCTGAAGACATCCGGGACCGTATGGATCATATCGTGATCAGGCGAATAGCCCTGAGTTGCGGCGCGATCACTGATAACCTTTAAGGCACTCTTTACCGTCTCTCGGGTAATGCCTAGTGACCGCCCGATTTCAGTTTTGTTCATGCCAGACTCAAACAGTCTGACTATCTCCGCCTGTCTTTCAGTGTTGCAATACTCAATTAAGCTCATCATCTCCCCCTCGGATTGATGCTAAATGCGCCTCCCAAATGGCACGTTGATCGAGTATTTTTCGACTAATAGCCTACTCAAAACCTCGTAAATGTCGTTGACCTCCATGGGATTGATCTTCCTCGTGGACTCAACGCCGGTTACTGCTTTCTGGATAGGTCGCCACATGTAATCTTTGATCAGGTACATAGTGGGTTCGATAGGTACGCCGTCTTTGATGACGGTCTTCATGTCCATACCATGAGCCGCCATAACACTAGCGACCTCACGGCAATATGCGTGGATAGCATCGTTCTGCTTTCCGGTACGGGTGACAGGGATAATCTCGTAGATATGGCCCTTGTCCTGATTAGCCCGGATGTACTCACAGAACTGATCGGCTTGGAACTTGTTGTTTACGAACCAGCGCTCGCTCATGCGGTTACTCGCTCACCTTCAAAGGTGACGTACTGGCCGTATTTCTCAAGGCAGTGCGCTCGATACTTCTCGGATTTAAGGAAGTCATGGGTTAGACAGTCGAGGTGGCTCCATTGCTTTAAGCCGATTTTACCATCATTTGTCTGCATTTTCTCTGCAAATGGACTGATCCCCTTTTCCATGTCAGCCGCCCGCTTCAGCCATGAGGTTATGAACTGCTTAATACCTCGTGGCGTCTTACGTTTCTTGGGGTTGGCATCGCACCACATCGCCATCGCATTAAGCTCGGCAAAGACATCGACAGTTGAATAAGCCTGTTGCAGTTGAATCAGGTATTCATCATCGGGTTCGTAGTAAGTACCATCATTTAAAATAATCATTTAACAATCCCTCGTAAACTCTTTGTGAAGCGAATTACGCAGTTCAGAAGCCGCCTTTACTGCGTCATCAATATTGCTGAAATACCCGCCGTAATACTTTTTTCTTTTGCACTCTACTAAAACGCGCCATTTATTTTTTTCTTTATCGAAATAAACATTTTTAAAGCCAGACTTATTATTGCGCCGTGCTTTGCTATTCCATTGATTTTGAGACTTTGAACACTCTCTCAGATTTTCGATTCGATTATTTGATGAATCGTTATCAATATGATCAATAACTTTTGGAAGATAGCCATGATGCCAAAGAAATATAATTCTGTGAGCTAAATACAAAGAGCCGTTGATACCAATTCTTTGCCGACCATCGTAGCCTGTCGTTCCAGCTATCGCTCCAATCTTTACACTTCGACTTGGAGAAACTTTCCAGACAAGACTTCCATCTTTGTAGTCAAAAAGATCTTTAACTACATCTTGCGTTAACTCTTCCATTCCCTTTCTCCAGACAATAAGGATCATTAGAGGGCTATGGGTGACCCTACCAAGACTTGAAACCTAATTTCCCAATCCAACAACATTCATCAGCAAACTTTTTCGACAGTGGGTATCTCTGCCACGGTAGCTAACACCGCCCCTTATTCAGTCACCAATACGCTGTTTATTCCCGCCCTCAAAGGTCGTTGTCGGAAATCTGGCTTTCTTGAGCGCCCGCACCATGCGACGGGTCAATTTGAAGAGGCTCGACTCTGAGCCAAGTGGGAAGGTGTTGTAGAGCGTTGTTTCGTGTATACTCTGTACATCTTCTTGACTTGACCCCTTGAAGATATCATATGTCCCTCCCTTGGACAAGTGACATGGCCCTCTCGCGAGGGCCTTTTTTTTACCACTGATTGACGACCTTGAAGATCGACTTGCGATAGCGGTACTTTCCCTGCTGATCCCATACAGCAAAGATGGTTGTGTCATCGTCCTTCCAACAACCTTCCTCGGTGTAGTGAGCTTCAGTGAAGAAGTAAGCCCGAAGCATCTTTGGATCAGCTTCACAAGGCTCATCGGTTAGGACGATCTGGCCGCCTTCCCCGTTCTTGGTGTAAGCCTTGGTCCCTGCAAATGCCGGGGCCGCTAGTACAATCGCCAATAGAATTACAAACTGTTTCATGTTTCCTCCCTTTTTTTGACTAAGTGATATCTGGCGTACCGCTTGCCATCTTTCTTGGCTATCTCCGTGTGTATCTTGTGACCGCTCATGCGAAGGTCATTGATACGTGCGGCCAGCCTGAAGCACCCGTAGTTATTCAGAGCGTCCATGGCTGTGATCGGGCCTTTGGTTAAATGGTCAAGTATCTGCGCTGAATGGCTCATGCTTGCTCCTTGTATGGCAGATCAAGGAACGTCTCAAAGTCCATATCGAAACGCTCCGCGAAATCAACTATCCGGCCAAGGCTTGCATCCTTGCTCTTGCGCCATCTGCCGATAGTCATCTCAGTCACACCAAATTCCTCCGCCAGTTGTTTGTTACTGACACGGAATTGCTTTTGTGCTGTCCGCAATGACAGACCAATATCAAAATGGAATGTCGTCATCGAACTGCTCGGTTGCGGTTGAGGTTTCGAGGGTGCTTCTGACTTGCTGAACGCCATCCTCATGAACTTTTGCCGGGTTGTTGAACTGGCCACTTGGAATCTCCTGTGATGCTGATTGATCTTCAGACAATGCCGCTTTAGCTTTGTCTATTCCCTCTTTTCGGACGCGCTCTTTATACTCGCGGGTTTCATCATCAACCTTGGTGTAAAGATTGCCACTGCTTTTGGCGATCAGTGTCTCGATATAGATGGTATTTTCCGGCTGTTCTTGTAGCCACGGAATAAACTTTTCTCGATCAATCGTCTGCTTTAGCACAGCCCAATCTGGCGCATCTTCTTTGCGATTAGGCTTCATGCCATTTACAAAAGTAATATCAGCCATTAGCTAACTCCTTTCTTGCTTTGTTAAATGCGTCATTGCCTTTGCAAGCATCACGCTCTTCGGTGGTAAAGATGCCGCCCTTAGTCGGCGCTCTGAACAACGTAGCCATAGTGTCGTGGCTTATATCGCCCCAGATAGCGGCCAATTCATCCCAGTCCTGATTGTGGATGGCACACTTGGCAAATGAGACCCAATCAAAGTTTTCCCGAACTGTTTCCATAAACGTCAGAAACTCGCCATCATTCTGCTGTTTGATAGCACTGGCTACCTCATCTGCCGACGCATACTCAGTACCGCCAAAGCCCAGAGCCGACAGACAGCGACCAATAGCGGAAGTCTCTGCATTCTCTAGCGCACTGGTGGCATTGATCTTGCTGGCGGCACGTACCTCTTCTGAATAACCAGTAGCCAAGAGACGGCCATCGTTATCCAAGATGCTTGCCTTCATAATGACTAGCACATCGTTAGCTTCGACTAACTCAGTCGATATCGTGTAGTCGGGATGGGCCTGTCTAAACTCTGCGACCCTTAGTGCCACGGTTTTATATTCTTTGCCGTGGATTTTTACGACGCCATTCATAGCGTTTCTCCTGCGTGTTGTGATGCGTCTCGCATCTGGGTTAAGGCATAGCCATCGGCATAGCCTGATAGGTACATATCCGTTGCTGGATACTTCTGGCAGTTACAAGCCATGCCATCCATGAATCCCTTGCGGAACTCACGGCTTGCGACCTGTAGCCAGTCTTTGTAGCGCTCGGTGAGAAAGTCCTCATCAGACCTAGATAAATCAATCATCGTAAGCCTCCGCGTGTTTGGCGGCTTCGCTCTCGATCAAGTCAACAATCATTGACTCCGAATAGTTCCACAGAAGCTCGCGGGTTTTCTGAACGACGACAGCCGGGTCAACCTCATCATTAAAGATCAGGTCTACCCACTCGATCTCACTGCCAGTTTGTTGCATTGCGGTTGGTGCAATCTCGGATGAGATTTCTTCAACATCACACATGAGTTCGCGACGGATCTCAGGGTCAGTGATGTCGTGATAGTTTTCCTCCCATGAAGGGTGGTTGATCAGGATTTCATAGAAATCAAAACGTGCCATTTGTCATCTCCCTTGGTTAGTTCCACATGGAACAATAAACATATTAGGTTATGTTTTAGGGGAATGCAAACACTTTATGTTGTTATTTGGGATAGTACGTCCACATGACTGGCGTGGTTGTGCGTCCATCAAGATGTACGAAGTCTTTTCCGATACCTATTCCAAAAAAGCAATCCATCTTTATAGCCTCACGCACAAGGGTTAGCCGATCAAGGCTACCAGAGACGGCTATGTCAGCCGCGATCCCTTGGTGATGGGTGCCGGGCTTTTCCTTTCGGGCCTCAACGGGATGGGTCGCATCTCTCCAGCCGGATGTTATGCGGAACGGGAAGCCGCATATCTCACGCAAGCGGTCAAGATTTTCCAGAAACTCGGGGTCCATATTGTCGCCACCGGTTCCTGTATGGGTGCAATCGAACTCCCTGATATGGAAGTATTTCATTTCTTCTTCTTGGCCTTTGACAGCGCGATAGCGATAGCCTGTTTCTCTGGATAACCTTCGCCACGTAACAGGCTTATGTTCTTGCCGATGGTCTTGCGGCTTCTACCTTTCTTCAATGGCATTCCTTTACCTCGCGCGAATGTATCTTATCGTACATCAAGTGTATTATTTCCTCGCCACGTTCTTTGTCTTTTCGTAGGTACGCAGACCGCCAAGCCCGAGCATTCCCAAGAGGACGGGCATCATCTCGCTCAGGTCCAAAGGCGGGACAGTAATGGGATGCTTATTGATAGTAAGTATAAAATTGCAAACAGGAACAAACAGGTAGTTAGTCGCAAGGCCAATAGTACACACCCATCCCACAGCCGGACGCCAGCCGCTAACAAACATTGAATGGTTGCTTGCCTCTGCCTTGTTGACTTCAATCTGAGCCTTGGCGATTTCATGGGCCTGCCGCTCCGCTAGTGTTGCGATCTCATGGGCTAACCGACCGCGCTCATCCGCATCGGGAATAACCTTGTCCAACAGCTTGGCGATAGGACCGACAAGTAGGTCAAGCATCAGATGCCGCTCTTGATCCACATACCGATAACAGCCATGACGCCAGCCATGATAATGCGCTCGATCCACTGATTCTTGGCGATGCTAATCTCGATAGCTTGGATGCGCTTCTCGTGGTTCTTTACCTCATCCTTCACGATAGCTTGGATCTCATCAATGCGCTTATGTGCGCGGGTTACAGTCTCGGTCAAGTGAACCTGCCTCTGCTCCATGCTTGATAAGTCTTGAAGAGTTTGGGCAATACTTGTGAGAGCAGACTTCATCTCACTAACGTCTTGCGCCATAGCTTCTTGCTGGGCTTCGAGCTTCGCTACTGACCGCTCTATGCTCATGGTTATCTCTTCTTAGGCTTCGCATAAGCGTTAACCTTTACAGGCTTGCTACGCATACGCTTCATCATGCCGTCGTAAAGACTTTTCTTTTTCTTGCCGTACTTCATGTTCTGAATCTCCTAGTCTTACGTGCCACGCCTGCTGGCTGTGCGGCATACTGTTCGCCCTTCTTCTTGGCTCGGCGCTTGGCTCTAGTCGTAGCCGCATACTCTGCCGAACTTAAACTCTTGATAGCCTTCTCAGGTAGATAACGCTCGCCTGTGGCCTTTGGTCCCTGCGTCGATGGCTTGCCTGACTTGGTGCGCCACTTCTGCTTGGTCCAGTCCATCAAGGATCGCTGTGACTTCTTAATCACGATATCCACCGCCTTTGGCCTTGTACTGCTTGGCTAACATCTGGGCTTTACGTGCCGACCATTGACCGGGTGCGCCGCCCTTACCACCTGCCTTGATACGGTCAAACAGGTTCTTTCTCATCGTGGGCTTTGTGTAGTTGCCAGCCTTGTTAACAGTAGACTTTCTCATGCCTTCCGCGCCTTGTTACGTCGAGAGATTGCCGCCGCTTTCCTTCTAGCATCTGCCTTTGAGCTAGCACCCCATGCGTTCAATGATAACAATAAACGTGTGGGTTCGCCGTTCTTGCGTTCTGGCCCCGGCATGTTACCCATACGAGCAAGGAATGATGCCCGTCTAGGGTTGTCACCGCTCTTCACTGGCCGCTTGAGGTTCATCCCTTGGGCCTTGGCTGAACGTCTACCCGCCTCGTTCAAGCCGCCCTTGGGATTCTTCCCAGCCTTACGTTGCCATGCTGGTGTCTTCACGACGACAGGTAATCAATCCACTTACAACCGAGTCGGACCTTGCACGTACCTGATCCGAAGTCGCCAGTTTTAACGCCTACGCGATAGTTCTGACGCTCTGCCTCAAAGCCGTATGTTTCGATATCGGATGAGAAGTCATCAACGTCGGTCCAGTTAGTGCCATCAACACCTGACTGCTTCTGTACTGTAACGACAGTGCCGCCAGCAATGCCAGAGACAGACAAGTTGAAGTAGCCCTGTATTTTGATCTCATCGCTAAATGTGTTCTGAGCTGTAATGCTCTTTGTTACTTCGCCTGACATGGTTTAATCCTCGTAAACTAATTGTTCGCCGCTCATTTTCTCAAGCACACGTATGGCCTTCAACATATCTACGTTAATGCGCTTGCCATCTTTTTCTGAATAATACGACCACGCCATATCTTCGGACGGGCCTTCTGGTATTAACTCAAAGTTGTGAGGTGAAAGCGTAGTTACGTTACCTGCCTCGTCCCTTACTTTTAACTCAGAGCTTGCTGATACATCTTCAGCATAAAGAACAATGCCGTTTGTTACGCTACCAGTGGGGGCTGTTCCGTTAAACATCACCAAGTTACCATCGGACGATGCTGGAGTAGTAATGCCACCCAACAGCAAGTTGCCGCTGGCATCTATAACCAAATCATTGGCCTGTAAAGTTCCATTGTCATTTCTACGGGAAATATATAAATTCTGATCTGAGTGATATATGCGTCTAAACTTGTCGTCAGCACCGGCATTAGTATCTTTAAACTGCAAGTATGCGTCGTTATCTTCTATTTGAATATTGCCAGAAACGGTGAGCGCCTCAGACGGACTGCTAGTGCCGATACCGACGCGATTATCAACGGTAACGTCTTCAAATGTTGGGTTGCGACCAAAAATGCCGCCTAAATGTTTGATAGTCATATCAGCCTCTCAGTTTTGCCATTACCATCTTAATGGCGACAGTAGTGGGAATAATAGTTTTGTGCCAAGGCCAGAACTTATGACCTAAGCCTTCCATGTGTTCACGGTCAACCCATTCTTTTGTCCAGTTGTCTATGTACTGATCGCCATAGCGAAGTACAGCATGGCCTCCGCCGTTAGTGTCACAGCCGCATAACTCAGCTTGGAAGGTAGTTAGTAGCCACCAGAACTTAAGCCATGACTCCTGACAGATCACGTAGTACAGGACGGATAGTGAGTAGTCTTCGCAATCGCCGTGGTACTGATCCAGTGCATTAGGCTTCAACACGCGCCACTGGTCCCGACCCTTTGGATCGAACTTGTAGCTGTATAGATTGTTGAAGTCAGTTAGGGTCATTTATTGCCTTTCTTCAACTTGCCACGCAAAATCAACGTCTGCTGTGGCTGTGTTTGACGACGATATATTAAAAGTTGTAGCACCTATTCCAGAAACCCAATACGCACCTAAATTGTTTGGGTTTGAATACGGTGTCAAATTTATATCTTGAGCGGTTGGAGTGTAATCCAGACCATGAGTGACCGTTTTTACGTTGGTGCCACTAGATAGTGTTGCTGTTCCTGCATTGCTATTAACAAATCCCTTGCAGTCTTTTACATAAGTTGTGGATATTCCTCTTCGTAAATCTTCAGTTGTGTTGCTTTCTACTTTGCAGTCAGTAAATCTATTCGTACCATTGGCATCTCCGCCAAACTCTATGCGAATCCCATAATTGTTGTCGTGTGAATAAACGCCAGATACTAAACACTCTTTTGTTTGAAGATATAAACCTTCAGCAGTGCAGTTACTTATCTCCCCGCCAGTAACTTGAGAGTATGGGCTTGAAAATAAATACAAGCCTCTCGATGACATATTTCTAATAGTCGGGGAAATAATTTTTGCATAATCACATTCAGATAGATTTATGCCTGTATTGCCTAGAGCGCTACTAACATTGCCATCAATGATCGGATTGGTAATTACATTGTTTGAAGGCTCATAGCCTGATCCGCCTGATCCTCTTATTCCTGTATAGCAATCAATAAGAACTGGCGAATCAATGATATTGAATGATGATCCATTGCCAAGATAAATGCCGCCATAGGTAGTGCTTGAGACTCGATTGCAATTTGCATTGGAAATTTGTGTGTATCTAGCTCCATCACCTGCCGCCGTAACAACTCCATCTAGGCCAACGCCCCATAGAGTGCAATCATAAATTACAGGATTGACAATCTGATTGTAATAGCCACCTTGAACCGATATTCCGCCGCGACTGTTTGATACTTGGCAATCTATAATTTTGTTATGATCCGGTCTGTCTGATCCAGTTCCAAAAATGCTAACGCCAGAGCCAGAAGTTCCAGAGGCCCCTGATACTTTTACACGCTGAACTGTGTTCTCATAACTACCAGTCTGAATATCAACGCCCTTGTTTCTAAAATTAGTCAAACTTACATCTGCAATTAAGTTGTTGTTTGAGTCTGTTTTAATGACAAAGCAACTTTGAGCATTTGTTGGGGTATTGGCTACTATTTCTCCGCCTCTCCATTCCGCATTTGTAATGGTTGTACCCGTTATGAAATCAGTTGTTGCGGTTGTTTCAATTCTTCCATCACACTCAACAACGCAATTTGACTTCAAAATCAAAACGCTTTGGCATAGATACGTGCCGTTTGGAATTTTTAAAATGGCTTTGCTAGTGGAAGCATAATCAATCCCAGCCTGTATAGCCGCAGTATCATCAGTCGTGCCATCACCAACAGCACCAAAATCCTTGACGCTAATGCTTTCGCGTAGCTTGGCCTGTACTGTGGTATCTACTGCACCAGTACCAGCGGGAGTATATGTAACAAGATTGGAGACTGTTCCGTTTGTTGCAGATGTTGCTGTTGATACTGCACCAGATGAGGTAAAAGATAATAACTTCCCAGCACGATCAGCCGCCGCAGGTAGCTCCATCGAGATAGAGTCAGAGTCGGTAATAGGCTTACGGATAGACTGTGAGAATGATCGGTTAGTCTGCTCGCCTGCCAGCCATAGATTATCGAAGTCGCTGTTTACCTCAGAGGCAAGGAAGTCACCAGAGTTTGTATAGTTCTGGGTGCGAGCGTAGGGCATATCCCGATACAGGGTCAGAATGTCGCCTGCTGTAGCGCCAACGGTAAGGGTTACGTTACCCCCGCTATCATTGCCCACGTTCGACACAGTGTAATTAGTGCCCTCTGAGAGGGTAGTGCCGTTCTTCAATACGACAATATCGTCCTTGTCTACGATCTCGAACGTATACGCAAAGACCGTCTGACCAGAAGTCGCGGTATATTGGTTACGGCTTGTGTTGTCTGCTACGGTCATATCAGCGTCCCAGTAGTTTCTCTACTCTTTGCTCTTGCGCGAGCGTAATCTGGTTAGTTAGTTGGTCATCCTCAGCCAACATCTGCGCTTGCGCCATGTCTCTGTATGCTGTGAATACCGATTTTATCATTAAAGCCTTGCCACCTTCAGGCCCATCTGAGGCATTTTTGTATTCTCTTGTATTGAACATGGTGCGAAGCTGATCTTTCAGAGAAGTCGGAGCCTCGATACCGCTATACAAAAGAACGTAACGATCATACTGCTGGGCATCTAACTCGATGCCTTGGATCTGTCTGCGCGGCATACCAACGGCTACTTGCTGGCGCACCATCTCATCTGCAATAGGGTCATCCTTTACAGTAGAGGTGTAGATGGGCGACATGATATCAGGACCAATACCGCCTTCTAATACGACAGGCTCGCCAAAGATGTTACGACGTGGTGGCAGATCATCTGAGTATCCGGGGATACGTGACTTAACGCGATCTAAGAATCCATACGTTGCACTCATCTCCGGGCTTAGGAAGCGCTCAATGTTCGCCACGCTTGCAGGAACAACCGACGCCGCCATGCGCTGTAAGTAAGATGTTAGCTTGTAGTTGCTGGACTCAGGATCAAGGCTTGCTGAGAAGAAAGCATCAAAGAAGTCAGTGACGCCTGACATATATGTCTTGCTTGCCATGTTCTGAGCAACAGACAGTGCCGCCGCTGTAGCAATCTGTGCCGCTTCAGCCTCGGTTGTTTGTCCGATAATCTCAGTCACGTCAGCCGACAAGCCTAGCAACGCGCCAACAGGGTCAAGTCGGTTGTATGCGTAATACTTGTCACCAACCTTGATTGAGTAAGGTTGCCAGCCAGTAGCTCGCATGATGTTTCGCATCTTGGGGTTGGTTGGCCCTGCGCCCGTGATTGATCCACTCAATACGAGGTCAGCAGATACAGCCATCGCCATCGAGCCAGCGATCAGCTTGCCCAATGCTAGGTCACGACGTGCGCCACCTGCCGCGATCTCTTCTCTGAATGAGCTAGAGAGCGGAGCCAGAGGTGTACGCTCAAACGCATACGACATGACATTCACGGGTGTACGAACAAACGGCATGACCACGCGAGCGTATGGTATGTTATTCCGTACTTGCTCAACAGCCTTGCCTGTCTTGCCTAGCTGGTTGGTAAAGGTCTGGTAGCGTGATGCATCAATCGCCGCTTGTTTAATGTTCTCAGGCGGGTTCTCGATGATCTCAACAACACGCTTTGCCACCGCTTCATCACGCAAACCTTCGTTGAATGCCTGGCGGTAAGCCTGTGCATACAACTCCATGCGGTAGCCAACAGACTTAAAGTATTCATCACCAGCCGTTAGCAGACGACCGGGTACACGTATCGCTTCACCCATGAAGTCAGCAAAGCGACCAGCAGGGCCAGCAATGTTAAGGTTTTCAGAAGTCACTGCGCGGAACTTCTCAGCCTCTACCTTTTGCATTGGATCAGTAGGCTCGCCCGTCTTGAGTGCATTCCATGCCAATCGGAAGCCGTCACGCGCACCATCTACCAAACCTTTAAGCTGTGCGGATGTTTCACCCGGCGGGATGTTAGGGCCGATAGCACTTGCAATCTTGCGCTCGCCAACAGTCAAAGCCGCGACTATTGTGTTCGACAGGATGTTGACCATGTGAGTCGTAGGTGACGACAGCAAGCCGTTAATCCATACCTCGTAAAGCTGATCTTTGGTAGTCGCCCGGTTCGCATCCTTAACAAAGCGACCGATCTTCTCGGGGCTATCTAGCTCGGATAGCATAGCCGCCATATCACGCGATACAGCCTCGCCGCCTGTAGTCTCTAGCGCCTCTTTGATCATCCGCTCTTGCTCTCTTGAGCTTGCCGCTACAACTCGGAATGACTGCAATGCACGACCAGCCTCAGCCGTCATACCTGATACCTGTGACTGAATGGCTCGGTGCTGTGACATAGCCCTACGGAATAGTGCAAGGTCCATCTCGCTACCGTTCTTGGCCGCGTTCGCCAGCTTCACAAGGTTCTCACCAGAAGCCACGAGGATTTTACGTGCCGCAAGTATCTGCTCTGCGTTAAATGCCGCACCCTGACGACGCGCTAACAGATCATCGACAGTCATACCAAGGTCATCGGCTAACTTGGGCAACTCATCATTCGTAATCTTCTGACGACGTGCCTCGTTAATGTTGGGCGCGTCAGCCTTGGCAACCTCATCAATGAGGGTTGATACATCCTCAGTCGTATTGAGGTTAGCCAGATTGATATTACGTGCGGCCTCGGGGTCTGCCTCGGTAGTGCCGGGCTTGAACTCAGGAACGCGGATCGTAGGCTGTACAGCTTCAGCCGCTTCATTGAAAGGAATGTACTCTTGACCGGGTGGCATCACATCACGAGGGACTGGCATTCCGCCCTTCATGGTAGCCATAGCCTCTTCGATCATCTGCTCGACTGGCTTACCTTCTGCCTCAGCCGCTTCTACAAGCGCCCTACGGTTCTTCACAAGGCGAACACCTTGGATGACGCCGTCAGCTACACCGCCAAGCGCAAGCCCTTCTATG